ATTGGCGCGGTTCGCGAGGACATCAACGACCTCAAGGGGGCCATCAATCAGGCGACCTATGCCGACCTCTTCATGGCGATCAGCAACATGGATGGGGTGCAGCCCCGCAACATGGAAGAGATCGCGGCTCGCAACGAGGAGAAGCTGACCCAGCTCGGCCCGGTGATCGAGCGGGTCAACAACGAGAAACTGCAGGTGGCAATCGAGCGGGTGTTCGGGATCATGCAGCGGGCGAGACTGCTTCCTCCCGCTCCCGACGCCTTGAGGAACGCGCCCGACATCAAGATCGAGTTCGTTTCGATCCTCACCCAGATGCAGCGGATGGTCGGGGCAGGACAGATCGAGCGCGGCGTCCAGTTCGTCGGCGGATTGACCGGGATGTATCCGAGCGCCCGCTTCAAGCTCGATTCCAACGCGATGATCGACAAGTACGCGCGGATCATCGGAATGCCGGCGGACCTCATCCGTCCGACGCAGGACGCGGAGAACGATGCAGAGGCCGAAGCTGCGGCGGCTCAGAACGCTCAGGCAGCAGAGGCCGCGGCCAAGCTCGGCAAGCCGATCAAGGACGTGACCGACGCGGCAACACTGGCGGCTCAACTTCCGGTGGCCGGAACGCCTGCGGTTCAGGATTTGACGGGGCAGCAGTGACGACCATCGCCACAGACGGACGCACGATGGCTGCGGACGGACGTTCTACCTGCGACAACATGATCCAGAGCGATCAGGTCGTCAAAATCCGCCGGCTGAAGAACGGTGGGATTGCTGGGTGGTGTGGCAAGGGTGCAATTCAGAACGCCTTCTTCGACTGGCTCGACAGCCCAAAGTCCAAACGGCCCAACGCGCGCTTCCCTGAACGCGACGAAGATAGCTCGGGGATCGTTCTCAATCCTGACGGCACCGTCACCTTCTACGGATCGTGCGGCTTTCCATATCCTCGCGCGCTTCCCGCAGCAGACGGTTCGGGCGGACACATCGCCGTAGGCGCGATGGAGGCGGGTGCGACACCGCAAGAGGCAGTCACGATAGCAGTGCGCCGCGATCCGCACACGGGCGGCAAGATCACGGTGATGAAGCTGTGACCCCCGAGGCCCGCGACAAGCAGAACCGCGAGGATCTGACGCATCTCCTCGCTCAACGGCAGTTCACGCGATTTCTGTTGCGCGTGATTCAACTCGCCCGCATTTTCGACCGTGCAACCGATGGGTCGCATGACGAAGCTATCTCAGCGTTAGCGCGTCGGAACCTGGGGTTGGAAATCCTCGAGATGGTCGAAGCGGGCCAGCCCGTTCCGCATCCAGAAGGCCAGCCGATCCTGACGATCCTTCAGGCCCTTCGCGAGGAAGCCAATCAACCAGGAGAGAAACATGCGAAACCCCGCTTTGACCGAAATGCTGAACTCGACGAGCCCGATGGCGATGACTGACGGCGCGTTCATTCGCCCGACGCCGCTGGAGCGCGCGATGGGCCGCTTTATGCGCGCTCCCGATCACGATGCTGGCGGCGATGGTGCGGGTGATGGAGCGAGTGGAGGCAACGGTGATGCTGCTGGACAGGGCGATGGCGCTGGTGCGGGCGACGGGGCCAGTGACGCTTCAGACGATGACGCCACCGCGCTCGGCTCGGCCGCAGCCGAGGATGGAGCCGGAGACGGCAGTGAGGACGGCAAAGAAGGCGATGAAGGCGGCGATGACGATAAGGCGAAAGCTGACGCTCCGCCCGAAACCTACGAGTTGAAGGTCACGACCAAGGACGCCGATGGAAAGGATACCGAGGTCGAGATCGACAAGGCGCTGCTCGACGAGGCCACTCCCGTATTCAAGGAGCTTGGCCTGTCCAACGAGGCGGCCAACAAGCTCGCCCCGCTAGCGATCAAGGTGCAGGAGCGGATGCTTCAGCAGCAGGCCGACGAGTTCGCCACGACCCGCGCCGCATGGGCCAAGGAGGCTCAGGAGGACAAGGAGATCGGCGGCAAGAACTGGAAGTCCAGCCTCAGTCTTGCAGCCAAGGCGCTCGACCATTTCGGCGCTCCTTCCGAGATCAAGGAGGTCGAGGGCAAGAAGGTCGAGACGAACCCTTTCCGAGTGCTGCTGAACCAGAGCGGTTTGGGCGAGCATCCGGTGATGATCCGCATATTCTCGAATGTCGGCAAGGCGCTGAGCGAGGACGGCCAGTTCCCGCGCGGCGAAGGAGCCGCCCCCAAGAAGTCGCGTGAAGAGGTTCTTTATCCGGAGGACACACCGAAGAAGTAAGCAACCGGACAACCACGCTGTGAAGCGTCGTGTCCCTTAGATGGAGTTTTTTCGATGGCTACGATTGGCAATAGCTACCTCAACCTGATCGACATGTTCCGGGCTGGTGGCGATGCGGCGAACGCCGAGGTCGCCGAAGTCCTGAACCGTCTTTCGCCGGTCGTTCGCAATGCGTTCACCGTCGAGGCCAACAGCGGGACGCTGCACAAGCATTCGATCCGCACCGGCCTTCCCGCCGTGACCTGGGGCCGCCTCTACCAGGGCATTCCCCAGAGCAAGTCGGGCCGGTCGATGGTCACGGACACCACCGGTTTCGTCGAGGGCCTGTCCTCGGTCGATACCCGCCTGCTCGACATTTCGCCCAACGCCGCTGCGGTTCGCATGGCGGAAGGCGAGGCGTTCCTTGAGAGCATGAGGCAGGAAGCCGACAGCCAGGTGTTCTACGGCGACGTTGCGACGACACCGGAGAAGATCAAGGGCCTCGCCGCTCGCTACAACGCCAGTGGCGGTGGTGGAGCAGGCAACCAGATCGTCAAGGCCGGGGGTGCGGGTTCCGACAATACGAGTGTGTGGTTCGTCACATGGTCGGAGAACGCCACCCACCTGATCCATCCGCAGGGCACGAAGGCGGGCATCGATCGGCAAGACAAGGGCGAGCAGCGCATCACCGACGCGAGCAGCAACGCTTACTACGTCAAGGAGGAGCTGTTCCGCTGGCACCTTGGCGTTGCGGTTCGGGATTGGCGCTACAATGCGCGTATCGCGAACATCGACGTGTCCGACCTTCAGGCTGGCACCGTCGACATCTACAAGTTCATGCGCTCGGCTTTCTACAAGCTGCAGGGCGTGTACGCGACGGCGATGCGCGACGGCTCCGGCCAGATCAACGAGAACGCCTCGGTCGAGGGCCGCACGGTCATCTACATGAACCGCACCGTCCTCGAGGCTCTGGACGCAGCGGGCACCAATGCCACCAACGGGGCGCTGATGCTCAAGCCGATGGAGCTCGAAGGCCGGGTTGTGCAGTCCTACCGCGGCATTCCCATCGAGGTTTCAGATGCCCTGCTAAACACGGAAAGCGTGGTTGCTTAGGCCCCGCTGGAAAAGGAGTAAGACAATGATCGTCGACAACACTCTGGTCTACAGCGACAGCCAGGCCATTACTGCTACGGCGGCTTCCACGAACATCGTGGATGTCGGCGCGGCCGGAACCGCTTTCGGCGCCGCTGCGGCTCTTGCCCGAGACATCGGCAAGGCGACCGAAATCCCGCTCTATGTCAGCGTCACTCAGGCGTTCAACAACCTGACCTCGCTTAAGGTCTCGTTCCAGAGCGACGACGACCCGGCGTTCGGGACGGCCAACAACACCGTTGCCGAGCGGACCTATGCCGCGTCGGAGCTTACACTTGGCGCCCGACTGCCGTTCCCTGCGGAAATCCCCGAGGGCACGAGCGGCCGCTACACCCGGCTCAACTACACCGTCACTGGCACGGCTCCCACGACCGGCAAGATTTTTGCCGGCGTCGTCGCCGCCCGTCAGACCAACCCGTAAGGAGTGAGAACCGATGGCTAAGACCACTGGAAGCAATACCCACCGCGCAACGCAGCGCGGCTACGCCGTCGATCCCGACTCCCATGCGGGCGTGCTGGTGGAGGCAGGGGAGCCTGTCCCGGCCAACATCCCCGTCTCGGACGAATGGATGGAGCCGGTGAAGAAGGGCGACCGGGCGCTGGCGGCTGCGACCGACGAAGCGCTGGACCCGCATCCGAAGGATGTGGACCTGACGCAGCTGTCCAAGGCCGCTTTGGAAGCGATGGCTGCAGAGCGCGGGATCAACGTGAAGGGCCTGTCGAAAGACGACCTTATCACCGCGATCAAGACGGCGCGCGAGGACGACGCGGGCTAACGACTAGACGGGCGGGAGACTTTCTCCCCTCTCGCCCGTCGCCTGCGATTCAAGGGCTTCCGATTAAGCCATACCGAGGGCCATGCGTAGCAGCTTCGCCCCGCGTCCTCAAAGACTGCAGCAGGTCGAAGCAGGCGCTATCGCCGTCATATCGACCCCTTCGGACGCGAGCCGGACCACGCTCGCGATCACGCTCGAAGCCACCCCCACTGCCACAGCCGAAACCCTGCAGACGATGCAGCTGTCGGTCAACGGCGCTGCACCGTCATCCTTTTCCAGCCACCTGATAACCTCGGGCAAGCGCGTCCGCTTCCAGGTGTTCGCGCTCGATGTAGAGGCTCTTGGCAGCGGCACGGCTCCGCAACGCGCCTACCTCAGGATGCGAAGCGAGCCTTCCGGCCCAACCACCGCATCAAGCCCCGTGCAGGCAATCCTTTCGTCGGGGTGCAACGGTGCCATCAATTCGACAGCGCGCGAGACGATTGAGATATCAGACGGCTTCGACTTGAGCGGGGATGGGAACCGGACGTTCGGCTTTACCCTTGAGTGCCCGGACTATGTGGCGACGACTGCTACCCTTCGAGTTAAGGTGACGATCCTCGCCTTCGAGTATTGAGCGGCGATTCAAGCCCGCTGAGCGTCGTTCTACTCCCTTGCCATGCAGGCGGACCAGCTCGACATCTCGAACCGCGCTATCGGCCGCATCGCCGCTGCCCCCATAGCCGACATCGACGAGGACAGCCTTGAGGCGCGGGAGTGCCGCAGGTTCTACCCTTCGGTCATCTCGAACATGCTGGAAAGCCCGCAGGACTGGAGCTTCGCGAGGCAGCGGGTTCTTCTCGCGGAAGTCGATAACGACCGTCCCGACGAATGGGCCTACGCCTACCAGCTTCCATCGAATTGCGCCTCTCCGATCCGCGTCATTCCCGACCTTGATGGCTTGGGCCTCTCGCTTCCCATTCCCTTGAGCAACGATCCATATTTCGAGGTGTGGGCGAACGCCGCGCTTGCGGGGATCGAATCCGTCTACGTCATCGACGACAATGTGATCTACACGAACGAGACCAATGCGACCCTCGAATATGTGATCGACGACATTGCGGGCCTGAGGGTTTCCAATCTCGTGATCGAAGCGGTGAGACTTCAGCTCGCGGCCGAGATCGCAATTCCCGTGAAGAAGGACAGCAACCTTCGCACCGCCATCCTCCAGGAAGCGGAAGTGGCTTGGCAGAAGGCGATTGCCGACGACCGCAACCGGCAACCTGAGACCTACGCCGGTTACATCCCAGAGGGCATCGCCGCGCGTCACGGGGACGCCTGATGGCGTACCGGGCTGCGCTGTCGAATTTCACGAAAGGCGAGATCAGCCCCGAAGCCGAGGCGAGGTTCGAGCTTCCGGTCTATCAGGCGGCGGTCAGGAAGGCCACGAACGTCAAGGTCCAGCGGACTGGCGGCCTCAAGAAGCGGATGGGAACGCGGTTCGTTGCTGAGGCTCTTTCGTCGGACTCGCATCTCATCCCGTTCCAATTCTCAGACACGCAGGCTTACGCGCTCGAGTTCGCCCAAGCGCTGATGCGGCCCTTTGCCTTGGGAGGGGCAATTCTCGAAACCGGCCTGAAGATCACCGCGATCACCAAGGCGACCAATGCGAAGATCACCGCCGCCTACCACGGCTATTCGGTTGGTCAGCAAATCTACATCACGAGCAGCAATCCTACCGCGTTCGGGATGACGCAAATCCTCAACCGCGTCCTCACGATTCTCACCGTTCCCGACGCGAACAATTTCACGGTCAATTTCAACAGCACGAGCGCCACCACTTTCGGGAGCGATACAGGGCAGGTCAATGCGGCTCCTCCTCCACCGCCGCCGCCTCCGCCTCCGGTTCCGCCTCCGCCGCCACCGCCTCCTCCACCTTCAACCACCGGCGACGGCAGTGGAAGCTACGACAGCGGCGGCAACTGGGACGGGCCATGCGTCACCAGCGACACGCTGATCCTGATGGCGAACGCAACCCGCGACGGCCCCGGAGAGGCGAAGCCGATCGGCTCCGCGAGCGCGGGCGAATATGTCTGGACGCAGCATCACGAGACGCTCGAATGGGGCGCGTTCAGGATCACCGGCCACACGGTCGTCACCGAGCCGGTGTTCCGCTTCCCCGGCTTCCCGAACGCGACCAGGCCGCACCGCGTATGGGATTCGTCCGGCAAGGTGTGGGCTCAGCCTTATGTGAGCGGCGAACCCATCGGAGAGGCTCGTGTCGTCAAGCTCTCGGTCGATGGCGCGCTTACCTACTTCACCCCCGGTGGCGGCGGGATCGTCGAGAGCGGCGTTCTCAGCCATAATCTGAAGCCGCCAATCTAATGCCCGTCTCGCGCATCTATCGGGCAGCGACCCCTTACAATTCGGCCGAGCTGCCGGACCTCGATTTCGAGCAGACGGCAGACGTGATCTACCTTGCTCACCAGAACCACCTTCCGGGCAAGCTGATCCGCCACGACCACGATAATTGGGAGTTCGCGGACGTAACTTTCGGGCCGACGATTTCCGCTCCTACAGGGGTTACAGTCACTCCAACCGTTGCGAATACCGACGCGGCCAACAGCGGGAACGCCTATTTCCCGCAGCCCGCCTCCTATGTCGTGACCGCGTTCAACGAGGAAACGGGGCAGGAAAGCAGGGCGTCGGCCACGGTCACGGCGACCAACGATCTCGGCCTCAAGCGCAACTACAACACGATCAGCTGGGCCGCCGTTACGGGAGCTACGGGCTATCGCATCTACAAGAGCGACAACACGCAGAGCTACGGCAATATCGGAACCACGCTCGCGACCACTTTCACCGATGACAATATCGGCCCGGACCTTTCCTCCGGCCCTCCTGTCGGGGACGATCCGTTTGCTGCGACCGGCGACCGGCCCTCGACGATTACTTTCCACGAGCAGCGCATGTGGTTGGGCCGGACGATCAATCGCCCGAACGGCCTGTGGGGATCGCGCTCGGCCGATTATGAAAACATGGATTACACGCGCCCCGGACGAGAGGATGACAGCCTGATCCTCGGGCTGGTCGCCAACAGGGTCAATTCGGTCAACCGCCTGATCTCTACGCAGCAGGGACTTCTCGCCCTGACGAGCAACAACGTCTTTTCGGTTCAGGGATCGAACGAGGATTATATCACCGCCACGCCTCCGCCGAGGGTCAGGCCGATGGTCAGCCGCGGCACTTCCCGGCTGAAGCCGATCTCCATCGACAATGTGGTTTTCTACGAGACCGCGAAAACCGGCGAGGTCCGGGCAATCGGCTACGACTTCGAGCTCGACGGCCTCAAGACCGATGACCTGTCGATCTTCTCGCGCCACCTGTTCCAGGGATTCTCCATCGTCGCGTGGGCGTTCGCTGAAAAGCCTGCATCGGCGGTCTGGGTGGTCAGGAGCGACGGGAACCTGCTGTGCCTCACTTGGGACCAGACGCAGCAGGTATGGGGATGGACCCTGTGCGAGACCGATGGGGTGTTCCTCGATGTCTGCTCGATCACCGAGGAAGGCGAGGACCGGGTGTATTTCACGGTCCAGCGCACCATCGGCGGAGTGACAAAGACCTATATCGAGCGGATGGCGGCAGAAGAATGGTCCGACCAGGCCGACGCCTGCTACCTCGACTGTGCCCGAACCTTCATCAGCGCGACCTCGATTGCGACCTATGATCGGCTGGAACACCTCGAGGGACGGACGGTGGTTGCGTGGGTCGACGGCAGCAAGGTCGACACGGACCCGAATGGCAACCCGCTGGTGGTGACGAACGGGACCGTCACGCTCGCCTCGGGGGGCCTGACGGTGAGCATCGGGCTTCCCTTCACGGCAGAGATCGAAACGCTTCCTCTGGCGATGCAGACGCCGCAGGGATGGACGAAGGCGCGGCCTCAGGCGGTTGAGAGAGCGTTCGTGTCGGTGATCGACAGCCGCAACGTCAAGGGCGGAGTAAGCGAAGATCAGCTGTTCGAGATCAAGCAGCGCGAGAATGAGGACTATCTTGACCCGATAGCATTGTTCACCGGGGACCTGGAGGTTCCGATTGGAGGCTCGAGCGGGACCGAGACCACGATCCTCATCAGATCCGACGATCCGACTCCACTCCATGTGACCGGCGTTCTCATCGAGCCGCAATTCGGGAACCTCGGCTAGCCTATGAGGCGCGCGCGGCTGGTGCCCGCGTCCATCGTCCATGTAGGCTGGTTGGCGAACAACCTTCGCGCCGTCGACAGGCTTGAGTGCGAGGCGCTCGGAAGGAAGCCGAAGGATGCGTTACGCCTCTCCATCCGAACCAGCCTCTACGCCCTGACCGCGCTCGACAGCGACAATCGGCCACTGTGCATGCTCGGCGTTTGTCCGGGGGGTATGCTGATGGGCGTCGGAGTGCCGTGGTTGCTAGGCACCGACGATCTCCTGAACCACAAGCTCGATCTCGTTCAGACTGGCCGGCGCATCATCGCATGGTGGTCCGAAACCTTCCCGGTGATGGAGAATATCGTCGCCAAGCAGAACGTGAAGGCGATTGCACTTTTGAAGCATTGGGGGGCGGAGATCGGCAGCCATGTCGAAACGCATGGCGGCGTGGAGTTCCTGACCTTCCGCTTCGAGGCGGCGATTCAAGGCTCGGCGGAGGCCGCTTAGCAACGGCATATGATTGCCCGCAGTGCGCGCCATTTGACCGAGCGGAGGGCCTGAGCTTTGTGCTTGCCTGCCGCAGCAGCTGTGCCGTTGATGATCGCTTCCACCGCTGTGTCGGCGGCGGGGCAGATCGCGCAAGGCGCTCAGGCGAATGCTCAGGGCAAATACGAGGCCCAGGTCGACAAGATGAACGAGGGGCTGGCGGTCGACGCCTACCGCACCTCCCGCCTCAATGCAGTCGACGAGCAGACGCAATTCTGGCGCAAGGTCTCGCAGCTTAAAGGCCAGCAGGTCGCTTCAATGGCGGCCAACGGCATTGATGTCGGATTCGGGTCTGCACAGCGCCTTCAAGACGACACGCAGATGCTCGCGAATGAGGACGCGGCTCGGCTCTATCGCGGTGAAACCGAGGAACAGAAGGGGCATCTGATCGACGCCTCCAATTCCGCCGCCGCCGCGAAAGCAGCTCGGGCGCGGGGCAAGGCAGCGCTTATCAACAGCTACTTCGGAGCGGCCTCAACGGTCCTCGGCGGCCTCAGTCAGGCCGGTGCGTTGAAGGCCAAGATCGCGCCGGGGGGCTAGATTGGCGAGGGTTCAACTCTTCGAGGGCGGGTCGACAGCCGAGCCTCAGCCGACCGGCGCTCGATTCCAGGCACAGGATTACGGTCCCGGCGTTGGAGCGGGGCTGGAAAAGCTTGGCGAGGCCGGACAGCAAGCCGCTGGCGTCCTCGACCAGGTTCAGCAGTGGCACGACGAGGCTGCGGTCAAGGAAGCGACGAACAAGATCAACGAATGGTATGCTGGCGCGGCCTACACCGGGCCAAATGCCCTGTTTTCCAAGCTCGGCAAGGATGCGCTTACCACTGCTCCTCTGGTGACTCAGGGTCTTACCAACGAGATCGCCAATTCCCGGCAGGGGCTTCAGAACGACCGGCAGCGGTTCCTCTTCGACGAGGCGGTGAAGCCGCAGCAGATCGACTGGCAGACGCAGATCGGCAAGCATGTCGTCGAGCAGACGCGCACCTATGCGACGAATGAGGCGACCGCTCGCGCGGGCATGACGGCCGAAATGGCCGGTCTCACTTACCTCGACGATCCTGCTCAGGGCGAAGATCACATTGCGACGATGAACGCCGAGATCGCGAAGGCTGGTCAGCTTCAAGGGTGGGGACCGGACCAGATCGCGGCAAAGCAGTTCACGGCCACTTCGGGCATCTACAAGGACGTTGGAACGCAGATCGCTTCTGCCGGTCCGCAGGGGTGGGATTTGGCGCGCACCTTCGTCGAGCAACACAAAGGCTCGATGTCGGACGACGACAGAGCTTCCGTCTTGGACCGCGCCGACACGGAGCAGCGGCAGGCGGAAGCGGCACAACGCGCAGCCGAAGCCGAGGCAAGGCGTCAGCAGAACGAGGCGGAGCGAGCGGCGCGGGACCGAGTTCAGTCGGCTATCGACGGACCTTTTGCCGAGGGTATTCCGATGGACCCCGGCCAGTATTCGTCGGTCCTAGACGACGCTAAGGCGACGGGCGACACGAACCTCATCAAGCGGGTGCAGGACGCGCAGCTGAAGAACACCACCCTTTTTGCTCACCAGCACGACACGCCGCTTCAGCTGCAGAACGAGATCAACGGCCTCTCGTCGGAAATCACGAAGGCCGGAACCAAGGTCGATCCGAACAAGATCATCCAAAGGAACGCCCTCCAGCAGCTCTACGGCAATTCGTCGAGCCAGTTGAAAAGCAACGGGATCGGATGGGCCGCCGATCATCTCGGAATGCCGGTTCAGCCGCTCAACCTTTCCGATCCGGCGAGCATCGACAATCGGCTCGAGCTCGTCACAGCAGCATCCAAGAGGGCAGGGCAAGCGATCGACCCGCTGCAGCCGGACGAAGTGACGCCGCTCACCCAACAATGGCGCGCGGGATCGGCGCAGGCGAAGCTCAATCTCGTCGCTGGGTTGGCAAGGATGGGTCCGCTCGCGATGGCTGCGGCGCAGCAGGTCGCTCCGAACGATAATGGTTTGATCCATCTGGTCGGTCTTGCCTCGCACTCGAACAGGGGCGTAGGTCTCAGCCGCGTCTCTCAGGCCATCGCTGGTTACGAGGCGATGAAAACCGAGGCGCCGCTGGTCAACAAGCTCGCCTCCCCGACCGATTTCAATGCCTTCACCGGGGCCGCCCTACAGTTCATGCCCGGTGCCCGCGACGGGGTGATGACGACGGCGAAGGCGTTGCTTGCCGAGGACGCTGCTTCGCATGGATGGAAGGACAATAACGACGCCGACGACAAGGCGTGGTATCGGGCTATCAATTCGGCTCTGGGCGCTTACAGCCGAGGCTCCGTCCAATATGGAGGTCTCGCCGGCTTCAACGGCGCTCAGACGATCTTGCCAGAGAATATGAGCCTCGACGACTTCGAGGGCCGGATCGCAAGGGCAAACGGCCCGCAGATGCGCTCTGCGGCCAATGGCTCGCCTCTCGCTGGCGATGGCTCAGCGCTGAATGCAGGCGACCTCAAGAAGATGCACTACATCCCGGTCGGCGATGGGATTTACCGGCTCGAGAATGGTGGTGCGTTCGTTCACACGAAGGACGGCCAGCCTTTCGAGATCGACGTTCGCAAGCTCCCGGCTCCCGGAGCACAAGCGGCGGCCTCTCCCGACTTCAACGCTCAGCTCGCCGCTCACGGCTACGCCCGCTACTGATGAGCGTTCTCAACGCCCTCGCCCAGAAGGACAAGGGGACCGCTCCAGTTCTTCCCAACCTTCCCGCGCCTCCTGAAACCACCGGTTTCTTCCAGAATGTCGGCGCGGGTTTCAAACAAGCGGTCGCCGGTCCGCACTCCACGCAAAATGCGAGAGCGATTTATGAAAGCCGTCACTATGACGAGATTGTCGCCGCCCTGAACGCAGAGGGCGAGAAGGCGACCGATTACGTTCCAAGCCCTGTCCTGAAATCCAGCCCGTTCTATCGCCCCGTCCCCGGCGAGCAGGACTTGCCCGATGGGCGGGTATTGATCCCGGTGGAGCGGCCATTCGCCAACCCGTTCACGGCTGGGCCTTCTCTCACCCGCGACGTGAACCCGATCCAGGGCTTCTACCTTGGCGGCGATGCTGCGGAGATGAACCGCATCTGGCAGGCGGTCCAGAAGATCAGGGCGCGCAAGCCCGACTTCCTGAAGCAATATCCCGATCCGTCTGCCGTGGACAATGCGGCTCTGCAGCAGCGACAGGCCGATGAGGCGTCGGCGGGGCAGGTCACATCGCGGGCAACCACCTTGGGCCGCGTCGGCTCGTTCATTGGCGGCATGGCCGGGAGTGTTGCTTCGGGCGACCCTGAGAACTTCGTCGGCGGGTGGAGCGGGGCGGCAGGGAAGACAATCGCCCGAACCGTGGTGAAAAGAGCGGCGGAAGGAGCGGTCGCCAATACCGCCGCTGGAATCGTCGCCGTGCCGGGGCAGGAGGCCGACACGGAGCGCATGGGCCAACCCGCGATGACGACGGGCGAAATGGCAAAGAGCGTGGCAGAGAATGCCGCTGCCGGAGCCGTGTTCGGTGCAGCGCATGTCGTCGTACCCGAAGCGATTTCAGCAGCGGGGAAGGTTGCGAGCGCGGCAGTCGGCAAGGTGGCCGAAAACCTTCCCGCGCCTGTCCGCGATCCGATTGTCGCTGCCTCTATTCGAGCGGGGACTGTCAAGGACCGCCAGCTGCTCTACGAGTTCCAGAAAGCACATAATCCCTATTCGGTGGTCGATACATCCACGCCGACCGAAAAAGCCGCCGCGCATGTGATGACGCAGGAGGTCGAGACCAAGGAGCAGTCCCCGCTTCAGCCCAAGCACGACGGCGAGAACAACAATCGGCTCACGAATATCGCTGCGGCCTTGGGCGTCGATCTCCCGCCACCGGATCAGCCAAGCACTACCCCGGTCGCAACGCCGACAGTCAGGGATCAGGGTACGAACAAGGCGGTTCCGTTTTCAGACGCGATCACGCGCGCCGAAGGGTCCACCCGCAATCCCCGATCCTCGGCGGACGGCTACGGCAATTTCATCGACAGCACATGGCTATCGGTTGCTCCTAAGATCACGGACACGACTGGCCTTTCCCGCGAGCAAATCCTTCAGCTTCGCCACGACAAGACCATCGCTCAGAGGGCGACCGACTATTACGCTGCACAGAACAGCCGCTACCTCCGAATCCGTGGATTAGAGGACAGCCCCGGCAATCTCTCGCTCGCTCACTTCCTCGGGCCTGAGGGCGCGGCCAAGCTGCTGAGAGCCGCTCCCGACACTCCCGTCGAAAGCCTGCTTCCGCCCGAAGTCATCCACGCGAACCACGAAGTCCTTCAGGGCAAGTCCGCAAGCGAAGTCGTCGCATGGGCGCACAAGCGCATCGGAGCCTCGGTCGATCAGCCGCCGGCGCGTCCCGATGCAGTCCCCGACGAGGGCTATGATTACTCGTCACCCGTTCCTTATGTTGCAGAGACGCTGAAGCCGGACGAAGTGACGACCAACGCAGCGTTGATGCAATACAAGTCGGGCGGCGACGAGAACGGCGTTACCGATGCTCTGAAGGGTGTCGATCAGTGGAACCCCATCCTCTCGCAACAGATCCTCGTCTGGGAACCGAAAGAGGGCGGTAGGATCGTTGTGGACGGCCACCAGCGGGTAGGCTTGGCGAAACGACTTTCTGCTGAAGGGCAGGACATCAACCTTCCTGCTTTGGTTGTCAGGGAAGCGGACGGGATCACTGCCGAGCAAGCCCGCGTCCTCGGCGCTTTGAGAAACATCGCCAACGGCACCGGGACATTGCTCGACAATGCGAAGGTGCTGAAGGACGCTCCCGACGCCGCGAGCCTGCTTCCTCGGAATGCCCCGCTTGCCCGCGACAGCGTGGGGCTGGCCCATCTGTCCTATGAGGCATTTGGGGCAGCGGTGAACGAGGTTGTTCCGGCCCATATCGCCGCCCAGGTGGGATTGAACGCTCGCCACACGCCGGAAGCGCACATGCCTATTCTGGCGTTGCTGGCGAAGGAAAAGGTCACTGATCCAAGGGAAGCGGCGGCCATTACCCGGCAGGCCGTGCATGACGGCTTCGGCGCCGCTGAAAGTCATCAGCTTTCGATGCTTGGGAACGAGCCGCAGCAATCGCTCTATCTGCCGATCGCTCGGATTGCAGCAGCGGCGGCCAAGAGGCTGCGCGAGGAAAAGCGGACCTTCAAGGTTCTCACCGAAAAGTCGGGGAAAATCGAGGCCGCCGGGAATGTCTTGGACCGCACAGCCAATGAGAGTAAGGTGATCTCGAATGAAGAAGCGCTCGCAATCCTCGAAAGAACCAGCCACTCAGCCGGTCCCGTCCGAGACGCTCTTGTCCGGGCCGCCCGATCAGAGCTTTCCGGTGTTCGACGGGCCGATGCCGTCAACCAGTTCCTCGACGAGCTCAATTCCATCGACCTACGAGCTGCCGCCGCAGGAGTGGGATCGGATGGCGGCTTTAGCGAACCATCTGGCGGAGCGGGACGCGATCTCTCCCCTGAAGCGCAGGATGAGCAGCTTTCTCGACCAAGCGAACCGAGCCTCTTTGACCGAGCGGTAATCGCCCGCGACAACGCGGAAAAGTTCTCAGAACCCACCAGCCCGGAAGCGATGCAGCAGACGGCGTTGCTTGAGCATGATCTTCGGCAGGACGCTGTGGTTGAAGATACGGGAATCGACCCGTCACTTCACCTTTTCGACCTTCCCGAAACGGGTTTCCGCCTCAATGAGGAAGGCAACACCGTTTCCATCGCTGATGCCCTGAACGAAGCCGACGCCGACGAAGCAGCGGCCAAAGCCCTGAGGGACTGCCTGTGACCATCCGTCGCTGCATCCCCGAACTGCTCGGCCAGGGCAGGATCAACGAAGAACAGGCCGGTCGGATGAAAGACCTGTTCGAGGGCTTCGAGGGTATATACGGCGATGAGGCTTCCGCTTCCCGCGCCACGGCAGACGCCTTCGAGCATGAGGCGATGCTGAAGCGCCGACAGGATGTGCTTCAGCTACGCGCCCAACAGAAGATTGCAGCCGATGTGAGGCGGTTTCGGATCGACCGCCCCGGCCTTGCAGCTGAAGCCTTGCTGGCAGCAGATGATCGCGCACCCTACCGCAATGTCGAGTTCATGGAGAAGGCAATCGCGAACGAGCACTTCGCGATGATGAACGAGCTGATCGACCGTTTCAGCCGGGATTTCGCGGGACGGGTGAGGGATGTAGCGACCCTCCACGATGTCCTGAGGGAAGCGTTCGGAGAGGAGACGGGGAACGCGACCGCCAAGGTTCTGGCGAAGGCATGGCTCGAGACCGCTGAAAGCCTGAGGCTCCGCTTCAACGAACGCGGCGGGGCAATCGGCAAGATCGACAAATGGGGAATGCCGCAGGTTCATTCGATGATGGCGGTGAGAGCGGTCGCTTTCGACGAGTGGCGCGATTTCCTGATGGGGACCGATAGCACGGAAGGGCTTCTGGATCGTGGCAACATGGGCGACCAGGAGACCGGCTTGCCGATGACGCCGCAAAGATTGGAGCTCGCCCTTCGCTCGGTCTACGACACGATCATCTCCGATGGCTGGAACGAGCGTAATCCCGGAGCCTTCACTGGAAACGGAAAGATCGCCAACCGCCACGCCGACGCGCGGTTCCTCAAGTTCAAGGACGCGAACAGCTGGCTCGCATATTCGCAGCGGTTCGGCCGCCCGCTTTCATCCCTTAGCGCAAAGTTCGATCCCGGCTCCGCAATCTACGATGCGATGATCTCGCACATTCACGGAATGAGCCGTGATATTGCGCTGATGGAGCGGCTTGGTCCTAACCCAAGTGCGACGATCCGTTGGCTCACGGATAGCCTTCAGAAGGAGGCGAGGCTTCCAAAGTATCCGGGTGACAAGCGGATCAAGCAGGCTGAGGCGTCCGCCATCCGCATCGACAACATGTTCAAGGAGCTTACCGGAGGGTTCGCTATCGAGCATCCCGCCTTTGCCAAGGCGATGTCGTCGGCCCGCGCATGGGAGAGCGCTGCTAAATTGGGAAGCGCCTTCCTGTCCTCTCAGGGCGACATCGCGACAAGCTACGTCACACGGCGCTTCAACGGGCTTCCGGCCATGAGAGCGGCGGAAAACTACGTCGCCACGCTGAAACCAACGAGCGCGGCTGATCGCGCCCATGCCGCGCGCCAAAGATACATTGCGGAAAGTGCCGTCAGGACGATGGGCGCATACAATCGCTGGACCGGAGAAACGATGACGGGCGAAATCCCTGCACGGCTCTCCAATGCGGTGATGCACCTCTCGCTTCTCGACAAATGGACTGACGAAGGGCGGCGGCTGTTCAACAAACAGGTTTGGGCGGCAATCACGGACAACGCGAACAAAAGCTGGGACACGCTCGGTAAGTCGGGAATGGACCGGCGCTTTCGCAGGATGCTCACCCGGTACGGCCTGGGTGAAGGCGAATGGAACGCAATCCGCGCGACCCCGCTGCAAGAGGATGGCGGCGCTCACTGGATATTGCCCGACAATATCGCGGACCCTGACCTCGCTCGCCGGATTTCCGAAATGGCGCTGCAAGAGACGGAGATGGCAATTCCTTCATACTCGCTTAGCATTCGCGCCAAGGTCGATGCGAGCCTTCGCAAAGGCAGCATTCCCGGCGAGATCGCGCGTTCGTTCCTCCAGTTCCGCGGCTATCCCCTGCAACTCTTCTGGTCGCATGGCCGTCGAGCTCTCGAGGAAGGCGGATGGGGCGCGTTCAAATATGCGGCTACCCTTTTCGTCACCTCGACGGTCATGGGCGCGCTTGCCTATCAGTTGGGCCGCATCGCCACCGGCCAGGATATTGCCAACATGGATGTCACGAAAAATCCTGACTTCATCACCCAGGCTATCTTCAAGGGCGGCGGCCTTGGCATCTTCGGGGACTTGGTTCAGCACATCAACGCGAAGGACTGGCGCGACTTTCTGA